GCTATATTTGCTTTATTTACTTGTCCTAAGGCAATAGCCTCTTTAATATGCCATGCTGTTTTTATTTTATTTATTGTAACATTTTGCCCCATAGCGATATTTGTTGCAATCATTAGTGTCTTATATGTAATAAACCCTGTTATTAATCCTTTTAGAACAACAAGTATAGAGTCCATATTCTTTAATATACCCTCTAATCCGCCAATGAAACCTTTAATAATACCGCTATTTGCAGTACCCATTTTATCTAAAAACAATTGGTAAGCATCGGTTAAGTTTACCAAACGCCCCTTGATAGTCTCTGCTTGTATCTTTTGCATTTCATAAAACATACCACCTTTCGCAGTCATATCCTCGAATATCTCATTAATCATCTCAAAAGGAACAAGACGATTACTGATTTTATCAAATACTTCTCCTGTGCTTACAACCCTATTTTCTAACTCACCAAACTTATCTGCAAGTAATGAAATAACAGGTATTCCTGCTTCTGTCAGCTGCCGCACTTCCTGACCACGTAATACTGATGCAGCTCGTATTTGTCCGAATGCAAGTATCAATCTTTCCATAGGAACACCCAAACCAGCAGAAACATCTGCTAACATCATTGTAGTATCAAAAAGTTTCTCAGCTTCAATACGATAAGCCGCTAATTGCTTTGCTGAAGAAGTTAATTGCATTACACTAAAAGGTGAATGGAGTGCTTGTGCTTTAATCTTTTCAAATATAGTATCAGCAGCAATACTGTCTTGTACTAATGCTCCTAACGCTATTCTTTGCAATTCAAATTCTCCTGTTACTTTAGCAACCTCTGAGATAAAATTACGTACAGCATAAACACTAAAATAAGCACCTGCCATTTGTGCAAGTTCTCTAAATGAACGTGAAGTTTTGCCATTTGCATCAGCAAGGTTTAATCCACTCTTTAACACAGCATCTTGTTGTATTTTAAGACGCTCCATTTCTTTGTTTACACTTGCAATTTTAGCTTGACCGTCCGCTGTGGTTGAATCTAATTTTTTACGAGCAAACTCTAATTCTTTAGTTTTAGCAATTATTTGTTCTAAAGACTTAGATTCCATAGCCATTGCAAACTTATATTGCTTATCCCCATCCGCTCTTCTTTTTGCAATAGCTTGTCTTTCTAATTGAGCCGTTTTACGCTCTTGTGTCTTTAAATCTCTTTCAGCTAATTCAGCACGCTGCTTATCAGATAGTGTAAGATTTCTTAAGGCTGCTTTTGCTGCGTCTAATTGTTTGCCTAAACGTTCTCTCTTTTCTCCAGTAGTTGAAACAAGTCCTAACTCTTGTTTTGATAAAGCAATAATTTGTTGTAAGTTTACAACGTCCATTTTATCAACAAAACTTACAAGTCCACCTTCTTTTGCAGCATTTATAGCATCGGTAGGTAAATTTCCTTTAATATTTGTACGTGCACTTGCCTTTGTTGCACTTGCAGCTAATTCATTGTATTTAGCATTTAGCTTATCCATTAATGGTAAATATTGCTCTATTGCAATCTTATTGTTTTTATAAGCATCTTTTAGAACATTCATTGCTTGTTCTACTTGCTTTAATCCTTTCATGTTGTCAACATTGAAAAGATCACCGAGATTTTGTGATAAACTTCCACCAATCCCACCTAACCCAGTTTCAATTTTATTTATTACAGAATCAATGCTTTTTGATACGCCTTCAAGCCCTTTCTTTAAATCACCAATAGAATTTTTGACCGCTTTGTCAACGTCAAATTTTACCTTTATATTTACACCACCTGCCATAATATTAGTTTTTTATATAGTTGTTTTAATTTATTATTTTCTATTTTTTAATACCAAATAATCGTTCTAATTGGTTTACTCCGATAATTGGCGCAGATACTTTTCTATAAAATTCGTATTGTGCTTCGTTTAATGTTATTTCGTGTGTAAAGTCCATGCTCATTAAAGTTATCATTGCTACGCTCATTTTATACATATATTGTTCGTATGTTACACTTGGATATGCTCTTAAAAAGTCTGAAATTTGACCTATTGGAGTCCTGGCGTGTAATATTATTGTCCGAGATTCATCGCTTTTTTGGTTTCGTCCTTCCTCCTTCTCAAAGATTGCGTCATCAAATCCGAGAGGGCAGTAATCGTAAAAACCGATTCAACTACCAAAGAATTTAATGCTTTAAATACAATCTCTATCCATTCTTGTTCATTTTCACTTTCTAACAAAACCTCTAATTTTTTATCTTCAACAAGTTTATCATTAGCAGCAGTATCTATTGTAAACTTGTCATTGCAAAGAATAATAGCAACTATTTCAGCAGAATATTCCAAATTAGTTGCAACCTCTCTCATTATCTTTTCAATATTTTCTTTTTCATTCTTTGCCATTTTATTATAAACACTAAAAATACGATACTTTGAGTATGGTCTTAAAGCTCTTATAATATGTTTCTTCCCACCCAACTTCACTTCTATTGGTGCATCTGTCATCACTTCTGCAATCCTTTCAGATACTTCCGCTTCTACAAATTTTCCCTTTTCTTTTGCCATGTTGTCTTTTGGTTATTTAATTAAAAAGGGCGATGCAGTTAAATCCACCGCCACCGCCCATTTTTGTTTTAGTTTTAATTGAATTGATTGGTTTTTACCAAGTTGTCCGAGCTGTACCGCTTGTATTAATATCCACAAATCCAGTTTCATCAACAAGTGCTGTTACGTTCACAGTCAATTTTAATGGATTAGTTTTTAAGTCAGCACCATCAAATTTGTAAGAAATTTGACCTTTATAAACAACCATATCATCAATACCATCATTGAAATCAATTTTGAATTTCTTTGTGATAATTGATGCGGTGTCAGGAAGTTCAAAAATACTTGTATTTGAATTCCAAGTACCTCCTGTTAATTTAGCAGCAACATCATAGTCAATACCTACAATATCAAACGAAAATTCAAATACACCTGCTTTGATTGATCTAACCAATGGTGCATCTGTGAATTCGTCCATAATATCGGTAATGGTTGCGTCTGCTTGTGTGATAGTAAAAGATTCTTGAACACCTTTGATAGCTGTGCCAGCTCCTGAAGCAGGTTCTCCGACATCTTTAAAACTGATTCCGGTAATTTTCATACCATATACATTAGCCATAATTTAAAGTTTTTAAAAGTTAATAATTATTTTTTTCATTGTTAAGTTGTTATTTTTTGTATTGTAATATCAAAGAAGTTAATAGAAACGTGAAAACCCATTTTTTCGTCAAAGTCCTCAAACATCATATTGGTATCATATTGGATAAAGTAAGGGTTAGCATCAGAACGAGTAAAAGCATCTATCTTGTCAAAGATTGCTTTTTGTAGTGTTCTCATTTTTTGATTATCCTTTATTCCACCTGTTTTAGCTTGCACAAACACTTCAACCATTAAAGTACACTTACCATACGCTTCAAAGTCAGTTACCGTTGTAGGCGTTGAAATAACCATAAAATCGGTAGTATTATTAGTTAGTTTAGTAGGCACATTAGATAAGTAAGTATATTGGCAAATACCTTTGAACATTTCGTAACCAAAGTTTTGAATATCAGATAATAAGTAAGCGGTATTTAGTGCCATATTTTTTAGTATAAGTGTGTTTGTATATCTAACTCTTTAATAGATAGTTGTGGGTCGCTTTGAATCTCATTCCAAATTCCTGTTAAAACAACATATTGTCTATTTCTGCGAGTACCTTTTTCAAGGTAAGCACCGTAATACATACGAGCCGCAAAAATAACCACAAAGCCACTCATGTTTGGATTATATGAAGCGATAAATTCATCTGCCTCTTTTCTACCATAAACCCTACGTTTAAAACCTGTTTCAATTTTAGTAGTTTTAGCTTTTGGAGTTGGATATAAATATCCTTTCTTTTGCAAAACATTATCTTTATAAACAGCCCAAACATAAGAGTCTGCAAGGTTCTGACTTTGATTATGACTATATGTACTGCGATTATAAGCATCCAATAAAGTAGTCTTAGCATAAGTACTTAACTCTTTTATAATGTCTTTAGAAGCAGCATTTAATATATCTGCTTTTAATTCATCAAGTCCAGTAAATTCTATTGTTACACTACCCATTGTTTTTATCCTATTGAATTGTCATCTACATATATAGTCATATAGCCAAGTTGCGAAGTTTCAGAGTATTTTACCAATCCATTAATAACTTTGCCATTGTACGTTGCATAAAACAAGTCATCGACCTGAATTTCATTCGTTTCTTTTCCTTTGATTATCGGTGTACGAAACATAACAAGATAGTTTGATTTTTGAGGCGAAGCACCATCTATACCATCATTTAACTGAATATCACAAACACCATTGTATAAAGTCTTAATAGTAGTTGTAGTAGTTTTATTAGGATAAGTACCTGTTTCTACTTCAATCTTTCTTGTAACTTTACAACTATATGGAAATTCGCTAAAACTCATATTATTAAATGCTATCTTTTATTGTTATTACATTAATGATATTTTTACTACCACTAACCATTGTTTCGTACATCGGATCATTATATTTTTTGTATATAGACTTAGCAATCTCTAATTTTGCACCTGAATCACCAAACACTCTTTGAGTTCTCTCTGCAAAACCTTTATGTTCCTTAGATTCACTTACACTATTTGCACCAGAGTATTGTTGCACCAACATATCAGCAAACATCAAATCCTTAGTCTGTGTATCTAAAGTTGAAACATCTTCTGAAATATCTTCAACACCTCTATCAAATGCGATAACGTTTAATACGCTATCATTAAGAGTGTTGTTTGATTTTCCTTGTAAGTATTCTAAAATTGTTAAGTCCATATACAAATAATATTTAATTAGTTAGCAGTAGTTGTATCTACAATTGTCATAACGTCAAATACGCTCAAAGCAGGTGCAAAGAATCCTAAAATTTCAGAAATCCATTTTGGTGAACGAGCCATGTCAATCCAGTTCATAATTCCAAAGATTCCACCTTCTAAATAAGCCATTTGTCTATCAGGAACAGAAGACAAAACTTTTAATTCGTCTAAGTCAGCGTATTTAATCTCTCCTTGTACTCCTACAGGTGATAACACAGCATTACCAGTTGCCCAACCGCTTACATTAGATTTATAATAAGTGTTTTCTTGTAAAACTTGTGTTTCTTCAATGATTTCAATAGGAGAAATATTTGGCAACATAAGTTCGCTTACCCAATTGTTATATGTAGTCAATGTTCCTACGATTGCAGGAATATCAGTAGTAGTTAAAACACCTGCGTTACTTGCTACAAATACTTTCATTAAGGCTTTAATAGCAGTATTATTCATCATATTATTGAAAGTGGTTCTATCCATTTTCCAACTCAATGCACCCGCATAACCTGTTGCATCTCTCAATGCTTTTTCTTCATCAGCCATTTTACCTAAAATGTCAGCAGAAGCGTTTGACCAAACAACAGATCCTGCTTTTTTAAAACGTGCGCCAGGAATATTTGCTTTTCCGTTTGCAGAGAAACCTGTAGTGTTTGGAGTAACATATTGTCCTTTTGATAACAATTGGAAGCAAAGATTAGTTAATGTAGCGTGCCCGCCTTTTACTAAATGATCTAAACTTCTCATATAAGTTCCAAGTACGGTCTCATTTCCACCTACTCTTTGTAACATTTTAGCGTAGTAATCTCTTTCTTGTCCTGTGATTGTGTTAGCAAAACCATAGTTAGCTAAAGAACCCGAATAGGAACTAAAACCTTCCATGCTTGCTTCAGCAGGTGGTGTCCAAGCTGCACGTGGTAACATCAATGTATCAGGTTTACCAACAATAGAGATTTGTTCAAATAATGCAACACCCTTTTCATTTACAGGTGTTGGCATATCAGATTTAGTAAAATATCTACGCCACAACATCGAATTGTAACGTGGAACAAGTGCATTGTCTATGATTACTTGTAAATCATTATTTCCATTTTTGAATAGATCGTCAAACTCTTTAACATCTACTCCGAATTTTAGTGTACTCATACTTATAGTTCAAAATAATCAGTGTTAGGTAATTTGTTTAATAGTTCAACGTATTCAGGTAATTTAATGCTTTCTTTGATTAAAACACCATGATAGTAAGGATAGCAGGTAATGTCTCCATAACCTGATTGGAAGTTAGAAGATTTAAGAGGGATAGTAATGTCAACGTCAGAACCTAATATTGCATTGATAGTAGTAAGTTTAGGAAGTTTTCCTGAACCTGCTTCAGCACCAATTACAAAGATAGTGCCAGCTGGAATTTCAACACTTTCACCCCAAGTTTTGGCAGTAATATCAATAGTTCCAACTTGAACACCACCAACAGTTGAAAGAGTTACAGCACCAACTGTAATTGCAATTCCTGTAGTGGAAGCAGTTGCAGGAGCGATACAAATTACATCTCCTTCATGTAATACATGGTCGAACTCTGTTTGATAGAACACCATCTTTGTTGAAGTATCATCAATAGCGGTGTGTAGTTTAAACGTTTTTAAAAGTTGAAATTTGCCTGTAGAATGGTTGTAGTAACCGAAGTCCCCTGCAAAAGCCTTTTCATAAAGAGCTGGTGCATAATCTTTGTCCATGATTGCACCGTTTACAACTTCTAACAAACGATTGTGTGCAGGACTATAGAACACTTGCATAGTGCCTCCATAAGTCCCTGTTTTTGAAAAATTAATTCCGTTGTAAGTCATCTTTTGTTAATTTAAGGTTAATAATATTAGTTAAGTGTTTTTTTAGCAATTTCTTGTATTTTTTTAATCTTTTCTTCGTTTGAGTTAGTTTGAGTATTGTTTGGTTTTTGTGGTGTAATATCTCCAATAGTATTTTTAATAAAGTCAGTAGTTTCAGTAATAACAGTTTGGAGTAGTACATCGTCAGTTTGTTCAAAATCAAAATTAAATTTTTCTACAACCGTTTTTAGGATTGGTATTTGATTTTCGTTAAACTTTGTTTTTGCAGCTTCCAAGATTTGTTGCTTTTTAGCTGCGATAGCTTTTTGCTTTTGTTCAGCTTTCCAAGATTCCATAAACTCTTTTATTTCATCAGGAATGTGTGTTTGAGTTTGTGTTTCCACTTCTTTAGGTTTAGCCTCTGTTTTAGTCTCTGTTTTAGTTTCTTTTTTAGGATTCTTTTTAGCTTCTTCAGCAAGTACTGAATTAATAGTTAATTGGGTATCTTTTATATCCTCAATAGTGTCTGCAATCAAATCCATTAGTACAGTTTCTTCCGTTACTCTACCAAATAATCTTTTTGCTTTTTCTTCAAGGTATCTATCAGTTACCTGTTTTAATGGAGAAATTTTATCTCTCTCTAACTTTAATTGTGCCAAGATTTCTTCTTGTGTAATCATAATCATTTTATTTTTTAAAATTCATTAATCACAAAAATAAAAAAATTATTAGTGATAAACATTCTACTTTGTTGGTATATTTAGGAGTGTATTAAATTATGCATACATATTTGCTTGAATTTAAGTTTTAAATGTTTATTTTTGTAATAAATAATTATACTCTTTAATGTAGTTGAATGAAAACAATTGCCCCAAATAGTTTAAAACAGTTAGATGCTTTACGTTCTAATTGTGATATTGTTTGGCTTACAGGTGCTGTAGGTTCGGGTAAGACTTATGCTGGCTGTTTGTATCACGCAAGCGATATATTAGATAATCCAGATTATAAGTGTTTAATGATCCGTAAGAATATAGGACAATTCTTTACTAATGGTGGTATTGTAGACACAATGGAGAGTATATATCCTTTAATTAAAGAGGGTAAAACGCCTCCACGCAATCCTATTGGTACAATTGTTCAATCTCCATCTAAAATGGGTATATACTTTAAAAAGGGTGCTTCAATAAAATTAATGCAAATTAATGATGAGAATCCTGAAAAGCTAAAAAACCAATTTAAAGGGCAACAAAACCAGCGTATTATTGTCGATGAGGCGGATGCTTTTACATTTGAGACTATATTTTATATTATTACTCGTATTCGTGGTGAAGCAAGTAAAACACGCCAACAAATCATTTGTTTACAAAACCCTGAGAGAGATTGTTTTGGTAGAACAATGTTAGGAACTACATTTAACGGAATAGAGGGAGCTGGATATATAGATAATAATGGAGATGTAATAGATGAAATGAATGGAGTAGTAACATATTTTTATAGTCAAGGCACTATAGATAAGATTACTTATGGTAGGAGTAAACAAGAAGTATATGAAAAAGCAAAAGATTCAATAGATAATATTATAAATGATGCCGCTCGTAAAGGTGCAAAAGTTCATTATGAAGATTTAATAATGAGTATGTCTTTTTATTCATTTACAATGTTTGATAATGCCACAATGGATAAAAGTTACCTTGCTCGTGTAATGAACTCAATTGGTGCTTCTGGTTTGGGGAAAAACAATTGGAATTATTCCTCAAAAGATGTTAATGTTAATGAACAAAATGAATTAGAACTCACAAGAGAAGATATTAACAAGATGTTTAAAGCAAACCATCAATATACTGGTAAGATTCGGATTACTTGCGACCCAGCTTCAACTGGTGTGGATAATATGGTTATTTGTGCGTGGGATTCTTTTCATTTAATGGATATTGAAGTTATACAAAAGATTGCAGCTTCAGATATTGAATATCCTTTACGTGCTTTTATGGATAAACATGGAGCAACAAATTCACAGCTTAGTTTAGATATTCAAAAGTTTGAGCATTTAAAAAAACCATTTCACGGTGCTAAATTTTTTAATGGATCAAGTGCTTGTAGTAACATTGGTAAAAAATCTTATGTAAGATTAAAGGATGAAGCTGCTTATCAAATGGTTAGATTAATAAAGTTAGGAATATTCTCTATTGACATAAACCTGATGAATATGAGATATTCCCACCAACTTTCAAAACGTCATACTTTAACTTTTGGTGAACAAATACAAGAGGAAGCTAAATTCTTTACATTTACAAAAGGGGAATATGATAGGATAAAGGTAACAAACAAAAAAGATATGGGTTTCGGATTAAAAGGTAAAAGTCCCGATATATTAGACAACTTTGTTGTATTTGTTGGAACTCAAATATATGATATATATAGAGTATTAGGAAATGTAAATGAGTTTAAAAAATCAAGAGGTATAAAAGATGAGCTTAGAACAAATAGTGAATTAGACAAATTATTACAAATAGATAGCAATAAAACTTTTGGATTAGGTAGAAATGCAAATTATAATAGCATTAATCGTATTCCACAATTTAAAACTTATTCTTTCGACCAATTTATGAAAATTTTAAATTAAAAAATATGGCAGTAAAAGATGTGAATTTCTATGTGCAAAACCCCGAAGAACTGTTAAAGAAAAAACCTTTTACAAGAGGAGCGGAATATGTAAACTTTGAGTATGATACAGAAACTCAAATTACTCAAAAAACTACTGTAAAACTTCCTACAATGAAAGGCAAAGAGGTTTCACAAGAGATATATTTACAAGAGTATGACCCTTCAAAACACTCAATAAATAGCAATGGTTCAATCCCAGAGTTTAAGGTGAAGATTAATGGAGTAGAACAAACCGAAAAAAATATTGTGGTGGCTTCTGCACGTCAAAAAAATATTCACACTAAACAAGTTTTACATCTTTGTGGGAACGATTTAGAACTTACTATGATGGGTATAAAAGACCCAACAAAACAATTATCTCTTTTACAAAAGTTATATTCAAGTGATAAACAAAATCGTATATTAGAAACAAAAGAGTTAGAACAAAAAGCTAATTTTTTAAATTTCAAAGAAGAGTGGGTGCATCGTAACTTAAAACAATATAGAGACAAAGCAGTTAGCACACAGAAGTCAACAGGCGATTGTGGGACTTTATTTTCTTTCGATACTAAAACAAAAAAGTTTAAAATAAAAAACATTTCATTTGCAGACGGTTATGTTATAATCCCTAATTATGATGATTTTGGGGACATGATTGCTTGTTCATTATATTATAAAGTAGATGAAATAGAGTATATAAAAATGTATGATAATACATATTGTTATACGTTTACAAAAAATACACAAAGCAAAGAAACATCTGAAAACGGATTTAGTTTTTATGATAAGGTTGCTCATGGATTTAAAACAATACCACTTATATATAAACGTGGATATGTAGCTTGGGAATTTGCTCAAAGTGCTATTGAAATGAGAGAAGTAATTATAGCTATTAATGCCGTTGTTATCAAGCGTCATGGGTGGCACTGGCTTTTCTTAAACGGTAGTTTGCCAGATTTAGAAGTTACAACAAACGGAGGCGTAACATTCTTAGCTTCAAAAAATGAAGATGCACAAAGAGCGGATTTAAAAACGGTAGAATATCCTGAAGCTACAGGAGTAGATAAACTTTTAGAATCATTAGATGATGAAATACAAACCGCTTCAAGCACTACAATCATACTTCCTAAATATATTAAAACAGGAAACGATGTTAGCGGAACTGCTGTAAAGGTAACAATGTCAATGGATTACGAACTTGCTTTACAAACAGCAAATGATTGGCAAGAATGGACTGATAAATTTGTGAATTTAGTTTGTCAAGGCTTAGGATTGGAAGAGGGAGATATTTCTAAATATACTGATTTAAGGATTAAAGGTTCATTTAAAGTTTGGATGCCTGAAAGTGAATATCAATATAATCAAATGATATTGCAATTAGTACAATCAAAAGTATTAAGCGGACAAACAGGGCGTGAACGTTGTACTTTGGCTAATCCAGATGAAAGCGAAAGGGTGCTAATGGAACGCCAACAAGAAAAAAATGAAGAGCTTGAATTTGAAACTAAAAAAGCTGAAATAAACAAAATTGAAACACAAACAACTGTAACTGAATAATGGCAAACGAACTAACTATATTATTTGATTGTAAAATACACATTTTTGCGTATATAGATAATGATGTAATGCCTGCCACACCGACAGGAACTGACTTAATTCCTTTAGGATGGAGTGATACGCCAGAGCAACAATTATCTGCAACAAAAATGAATGTTTGGAGTTATAGTGATTATGACTTTGAAAATAGTTGTTCATTAGGAAATTGGAGTACACCAATAGTTGTAACTGGCACACCTTTAAGTGGTGCATTAGATTACGAATTTAACTTTGGATATTCAGACGATGCAAATACACCACCTTCAACTTGGGGTAAGATACGTGCAGTTCCAACAGGAGACTATATGTGGATGGAAAAATCTCGTATAATCAATTCTGAGATTATTAGAACGCTTGATTTTATTTTGATAAACAATGAATCGGAACAATACACAAACTTCTTTAGAGGCGATATTATACGTGAATATAACTACGTTTCTGAAAGTATGGGTACACGTGTTATTGGCGATGCAAAAGTTTATAAAAATACTGCTGATGCTGATGATTATTATACAGGTAGAGAATATGTAATATATAATAATGAAAAGTACTATTTAGATGTAAAGAGTATAAGCAAATCTTATAATAAAGATGCTGCTAAATATGTTTATAGTTTATCATTTAATAATGAATATCAAAAGCTATTCACTACTCCTTTTAAGAATATTGCTACAATAAATGAAGAACCACAATTTTATACAAATAGCAATGTAATAAACTTTGTTGGCAATATTGGAGAACTTAAAGATCGTATAAATGCTTGTCTAACTAAAAGTTATTCGAGTTATATGTATCAGGTTATTTATGATAGTGGATTTGCACCAAATCTAACAAACTATCAAGAAGTAAGTGTTGAAAATATTACAATATTTGATGCACTAAAGTTGTTTTATGATATTTTTAGCGTACCTTTTTATATTGAAGGATACAATATTATATTGGGAAGAGAACCTAATGATATAGGGCATACATTTGAATACGGCAATGGCATTAAAGAGATGACAAAAGGAAAGTCTAAAGATTTTGTAACAACTTCCGTTAGTGGAAAAGGTGGGCAGACAAACATTCCTTTTAGGTATCCTGTGGTAAGAGATTCAGATGGCAATATTATAAACCACCCTTATACTTCAACGTATCTTATGCCAACTTGTTTTGTTGAAAGTGTAAGAAAAAAAGTACAAACAGATGCT